AAGGAACGGGCGGGTAAGTGAAGGTGCGGGGGCGGGGTGAAAGTCTGGAAGGCTGAAGCGCTCGAATCCGACCTGTTCCTCATTCGGACAATAAAAGTCCCTTTCAAAATGGAATCAAAATGGCAGGCAAACCCGGCATGAAGGGCGGCGGCGGTGCGCGACCCGGTGCAGGGCGCAAGCCGCAGCCAAAAGAGCCGCAAAGGCTCGATATTCCCGTCCCAGTCGGAGAAACGCTGGCGCACAAAGACCCCAAGGTGTTTTTGCTGGCGCTGATGAATGACTTGGAAGCCGATGTGAAGCTTCGGGCTGATGCAGCAAAGGCACTGATGCCATTCATGCACACAAAGCTGGGAGAGGGCGGTAAGAAGGATCAGCAGCAGGACGCCGCGAAACGTGTTGCTGGTGGGAAATTCGCTGCCGCCGCGACGCCCCTAAAACTGATCAGGGGCCAGTGATTTCCGTCCCGTCAACCTTGTAGGTGACCTGGACGCCAAGCGCTTCGCAGAGCTTCACCACAGTGGAGGTCCGCAGGTCGCGCTTGTCCTTTTCAAACTCGGCCACGGCGGTCTGACTGATCCCCGCTTTCGCAGCGAGATCGGCCTGAGTGATGCCGCGAAGTGCGCGAATCGCGCGGAGTTTTGAGCCAGTAAGCATGCCGGAGATTGTCCAGCATTGTCCAACGGCGGGTTCTGGTGTAGTCATAACGGTATTGTGAAGCCTGAAAAAAGGTTGCACAACACCGAAAACGGTAGTAATATTCAGTTGTCGAGCTAAGGCAATGACGCCAAAAAAGCACGCGACACACTGAAAGGGCTACCGTGGAAACTTTGAATGTCCGTATCGTTGGAACTGCACCGCTGCTGATGCACAGCGACAAATTTGCGAACCCGCTGCACCCGGCGACGAAGCTGCACAAGGCTTTGACTGGCAAGCGGAAAAAGACTGACGACGATCACGAAGCGATTGCGAAGTCTGAGTTTTTGGGCGGCTGCTACCACGATGCAGCGAATGGGTTTTTTGTACCCGGACAGAATTTCGATGCCTCGTTTTTGGCTGGCGCGAAGCTACAAAAGCTGGGCACCAACTGGAAGCGCGGCGCAGTGGTGGTGACGGACAAGGCGAAGCTCTTGTTCAATGGCCCAAGCGACCCGGACAGCCTTTGGAGCGACCCGCGTTTTGTGGATTGCCGTGGCGTGAAGGTCGGCATGGCAAAGGTCATGCGCTACCGCCCGATCTTTCTGGAGTGGGCCACCGAAGTGCAGGTGGCCGTGAACACCGATGTGCTGGACGTGCGCGAAGTGCAGAAGTCCATTGAGGACAGCGGCAAACTGATCGGCGTTTGTGAGTACCGCCCCCGTTTTGGCCGTTTCGAGGTGTCCTATGTCTGAGCCGCAGAAGTTCCCCGCATGGAAACAGGCCGCTGCCGACTTCCTGACTGAGTTCAAGTACGGCGACATGGTGACGCACGGATGGATGGAGCAGCGCTTCGGCATGCCCTCCCTGAGTGAGTCGCAGCGCATGACGCCGGAACAATTCCGGGAGCGTCAGTTTGAATGGTTGGCGAATGTCGAAGCCTTCAAGGCCGCGCTACTGAAAGAGCATCAAGTTTGCTTGCAGTCAGTGCGCGGTGAAGGATACCGCTGGGTTCCACCGCATGAGCAGACCGGTGTGGCAGTAAAGGAATTTGAGCAGAGTGCCCGCAAGGTATTTCGCACGGCTGGCAACAAGCTGCGCAACCTGCGGCACTTGGAACTGACGGATGAACAGCGCCGCGCGAACATGGATGCGATTGCCAAGGTAAGTGCGCTGACCGGGATGACTGGTAAAGCGCTGCGGTAAAGAATTCTCACGGCATGGCGCTGCGCGGTCTGGATCGGCGGGGCAAGGTCTGGTCGGTTGTGGCAAGGGCTGTAAACAGCCTATAGCCGCTTAGAGATAGGCGGCTATGGGGTGGCGACACCATGAGGCGCGATATGGCGTGGTTTGACATGCCCTGGCTGGCCCAGGTGGGGCTTGGTCAGGCGTGGCAAGGGCTGTCAACAGCGGTAAGCGCATCCCGTGCGTTTACCGAAGCGGATAGCTTCACAAGGCCGGGTAAGCTTTGGCGAGGTAAGCACAGGCAAGGCGCGTCACGGCGGGGCCGGGCATGGCGAACCGGGGCATGGTGTGACATGGGCTGACAACAGCCTCAAGCATCGCGTGCGGTGTTTGGGGATGCGGTAAGCATTACTTTGCTCGGCGGGGCAAGGCATGCTGGGGTGGGGTGGGGAATGGCATGGCGAGACATGGGCCGATAACGGCAGACAAGGGCAATCTTCGGGTTGCCTTTTTTCTTTGGGAAAATGGATGACACCTGAATACAGCACTGCCTGCCTAGACTGGCAAGAGCGTATCAGGGAAGGCCGGAGCATAATCCCCGCGCCGATATATCCGCAGGAAGCCGAAGCCGCTCTGTCAGTCATGCGCGAGATGCGCATCGTGGATGCGCCAGGAAGCCCGACGATTGGCGAGGCATGCGCACCTTGGGTTCTGGATTTGGCGGCGGCCATCTTCGGATCGTATGACGCGGAATCAGGGCGACGACTCATCAAAGAAGTCTTCGTTTTGGTGAGCAAAAAGAATAGCAAAAGTACAGTTGCCGGGGCGGTGATGCTCACAGCGCTGGTGCGCAACTGGCGACAGTCCGCTCAGTTTGTGATCTTGTCGCCAACGGTCGAGGTTGCTACAAATTCGTTTGCGCCAGCCAGAGACATGGTGGCGAAAGATGAGGATTTGGACACGCTGATGCATGTTCAAGGCCACATCAAAACGATCACGCACCGAGAGAGCAACGCAACGCTGAAGGTGTTGGCAGCGGACAGCAACACTGTAGGCGGCTTGAAAGCTGTGGGTGTGCTGGTTGATGAGTTGCACCTGTTCGGCAAGGTTGCTAGCGCGGAGAACATGTTCCGGGAAGCGTTCGGCGGACTTGCTTCGCGCCCCGAGGGTTTCATCATTTACCTGACCACCCAGTCGGACGAGCCGCCATCGGGGGTGTTCAAGCAGAAGTTGGACTATGCCCGCGCAGTGCGGGACGGGAAGATCGTTGATCCGGGCTTCTTGCCTGTGATCTTCGAGCACCCCGATGACATGGTGGCCGATGGCAGCGCCCTGAAGCTGGAAAACATGTGGATGACCAACCCGAACATCGGGTATTCGGTGGATCAACAGTTTCTTGAGCGTGAATACCAAAAGGCAGAGTTAGCAGGTGGCGATTCATTCCGTGGCTTCATGGCGAAACATGGAAACGTAGAAATCGGCATGAATTTGCGCACCGACCGCTGGGCTGGGGCCGACTGGTGGGAGTCTCAAGCCAAAGCGCCTGGCCTGACGCTAGACGCCCTGCTAGACCGCTCCGAAGTGGTGGATATTGGCATTGACGGCGGTGGCTTGGATGACTTGCTGGGCCTTGCCGTGATAGGCAGGGACAAAGACACCCGCGAATGGCTCACATGGACGCACGCATGGGCGCATCCGTCAGTGCTGGAGCGCCGCAAGGAAGTCGCACCACGGCTACACGACTTCGCCAAGGACGGCGATTTGACGCTGGTGAAGAACATTGGCGATGACGTTGCAGACGTTGCCAGCATCTGCGCATTGATCGAAGCGCGTGGACTGCTGGACAAGATCGGATGCGATCCGGCAGGATTGGGCGGCATTGTTGACGCGCTTGCTGAAGCTGAGATACCAGAAGACAAGCTGATCGGCGTCAGTCAGGGATGGAAGCTCACCGGGGCCATAAAAACCGCAGAGCGCAAGCTGGCCGAAGGTGTACTGGTTCACGGTGGACAAGCCCTGATGGACTGGTGCGTAGGCAATGCCAAGGTAGAGCCACGAGGCAACGCCGTGATCATCACGAAACAGGCCGCAGGCAGCGCCAAGATTGACCCGCTGATGGCGCTGTTCAACGCTGTCACCCTCATGTCACTCAACCCGGCAACGGGTGAAATCACACAAGGCTTTGTAGAACTCTAATGAGCATCTTTTCTAAATTGGCTGGCTTGTTCAAGTCGGGCCAGGGAGAGGTGCGCCCGGAAAACGTCACCTACAGCGATGCGGTAATGGACGCCTTCGGTGTCACGCCAGGCGTCTCCGGTATCAGCGTGACGCCAATCTCTGCGC